CCGAATACCCCATGCCAAACATAGTCGCCCTTGCGGTGGAAGAAAAAGAGGTCAAGCTTAATCCCTTTCCTTTTGAAGCTCAACTCCATCCTTTCGCCCCCGTATTCCCATTCTTTATAAAGCTCGAACCCAGCGTCCTTAAACTCTGTGATGAACGCCTCCCTGAGGTCGAGGTGTTTTGAGTCGAGTCCGATATCTATGTCTGGGTCGTAAGATATGAAATTCCCCTCCCTTACAACACCCAGGCAAGTTCCAGCGGTCAGCCACCATCGGCATCTGTGGCGCTCCAGTATCCTTATGGCAAGCTCAAGGTTCTCGTCCTTGTCATTATAGGTAAAGCCCATTCGCTCAAATACTACGGGGTTCATCGGGTTAAAGGATGACTGGCTGTATTTAATATTCCACTTCCGCCCGAATAACTGCCATCCGACAGGCCGACTTCTGTACTGGGCATATTCTGTGCTAGGCCTGCCGTGGACATGGAGCATCCGCACATCGGGCGCATAGGCCACCAGGATAGGCTTCTCTCTCAGTTTGGGCTTGCCATCCTCGAATATGGGCATCTGCCTCTCGTCGCTTTCGTACTTGAGCCTGAGAAAGAAGTCCGAATGTTCGAGTGCCGTCTTGAACTGCGGATCCCATTTCACCTTATCCCAGGTTGCCTTCCTCATCATAAAGACATTCAGGGCCAAGTCGCATAGGTAATATTTGACGCCGTTCAAATCTTTCCATATCGGGCTGTCTATCCTCTCTATGTGATGGTATTCGTCCTCTATCCACGTCTTACCCTCATAGTGCTGTTCGGCAATGCCTTCGCGGAGAAGAAGCCCGCTTACAATACCGACATCTGGCTCGGCGTCAAGGATAGCCTTCCATGTCTCTAGCCTCGTATCCTCTGTAAAAATAATATCGTCCTCTATCACGGCTATATATTCATATTCCGGGGGGATGAGCGCTAAGGCTTCGTTCCTCGTCCCGCCGACACCCAGGTCGAAGGGGAGGGCGAAAAGCTTACAGTTCCGGGCGGTCAAAAACTCCTCTTTCTTGGCGTTCGACCTTCCATTATCGCCCACGAAGATAGGGATGTCTGGATAGAATTTCCTTATCGAATCCACACACTTGAAGAGCAGGTCATCCCGAAGGAAGGTTGTTACGAGTATTGCCGTATCCCTCATTTCTCTCCAACCAGGATGGCGTTCTTTACATTTATTAAACAATCACCGTTGACGACCCTTAAATTGAAAGCCTCCGCAAACTCATCAGAGCTGTATTTGTGAAGCTCGAATATCCTCTCCTGCACATCTTTCGAGAGGGCGTTATTCTCAAGCCAGTTCCGCAGGCTGAACGACTCATAAACAAAAATAAATGAGCTTACATTTGTAAACCCTGCTCTCTCCATCATATTCTTTAAGACATCTTTAGTTTGGACTGTGCGATTATCCTTGAGCTTCATTATCTCCTTGTATTCGTAAAGGATATCATCCGATGGCGGGACAGCCTGAGCAAGCACCATCCGTCCCCTGGGTTTTAGCACCCTATAACATTCATTCATGGCTTCCTGTGCATCGTCTCCCAGGTGGTGGAAAACCGAGCGGGCTATAACTTTATTGAAGCTGAAATCGGGAGTCTTGACATCCCTGATGTCCCCCTCAACATAAAAGACGTTCTTACAACTATTGACCTTCTTCGCCTTCCTTAACATTCTCTTTGAATTATCCAGACCGAATACGATATACACGAAAGGCGAGACCGCCCGAGCCATGATACCCGTCCCGGTCCCAACGTCCAGAACGGAATCCCATTTGTCAAAAGCCACGGATGAGAGAACCATCCCTATATAATTAGAGTCATTCGCCCAGTTGAGCCTGTCATAACTCCTGGCGCGTTGACTCCAGTAATCTCGCCTCATCTTCCAAGAATCTCCTTTACAAGTGGCTGGTTGAATAACTTGGTCTTGTTCTCAAGATATTTATCGAATTCATAGCCGTCCAGGACTTGTTTTTTTCTGTGCGGATTATTCTCGCAGAATCGGGTCCCATACCAATGGTGATAGAATGTCGGTTTTCCGTTGACCCAAAATTCGTCCCCATAGCAATCGTAAATCTTAAAATAGGGCACAAATCGGATAATCTCATATCCCATGCCCGTTATGTCATGGAAGACCTTCTGGGCGGTATCGGTCGAAACCCCTGGGATATGCTTAAACGATAACTTGTTCTTTAATATAAAATCCCGCTCATAAAAGAAAAGCGGGGGTTTCAGCGGCTTGTGGTCCGGACCCCTGCAACCGATAAGTTTTATCCTTTCAGACTCTTCATACATTTCCACAAGCTCTTTTAGCCAGCCATCTCTCTGGACGTGGGCATCGATGTCGAACACACAGACATAATTGCCTTCGGAAAGCTCAGTCCCCATGTCCATCCCTGGGCCGTGTCCGATGTTCTTGCCTACCTCAACAAGCCTTACGTCATTCTGGCTTTTCAGCCATCCCAAATTTTGGTCAAGCGAACCATTGTCCACGATGAGGATTTCATAATCCATGCCGACCGTGAACCGCCTCACGGACTTCACGAACAGCTCAGCCCACTCAGGAGCGTCAACATGGGTCGAAACGATACTCACGCTTGGCACCTGAGCCTCCTGAGTTCGTTTTTTATCTGAGCAAAGCGAGTCTCCCTATTTATCCTCACCTGCTCTGAATGGCTAGGGTGAGAGATGGATATCATAGAGATATGCCCATAGTGCCGATATTTGGCCCTCAGAGCATCGGGAACGTAAACCGCCTTGTATCCTTTGGGGTTATCATAATTTACCTTGAGCCAGAGCTTGCTTCCCGGGTCATTAAACACCAAGTCCTCATTGAATGTCTCTGGCTTAGGTATTCCGCTTAGATAGGAGAATAGGTCTTTATATGGCCAGCCCTGTCTGTATGCTTGCTCGAACATCCAGTCAACCTTCATCCCGTCCCGATAGGCATTCATGTTCAAAAGCCCGAACCAGAGGGTATAAAACCCCGTCCTGTATCCATAAGGATTAATGCCCTCATGCTTGTAGTCGCTGATTATTAGTGCCTTAGGATCTTTCTCTGCTATGGCGATCAGGTCGGCAAGCCATCCTTTAGCCATTATCTGAACATCGGAGTCAAGGACTGCGGCATAATCGGTATCGCAAAGCTCGTTTATCAGCACGTTAAGGCTTCCCCCGTGGGTAAGATGTTTATCGCTCTCATAGAGTTCCAGCCATCCTTTGTCTCGGCACTCCCGCAGGTAAATATCGTCTACGCCATTTATGCACTTATCGTTGCAGACTATGATCTTATGGGGATATTGGGTGTATCTCCGCACGGATTCCACGCAGAGCTGTATGGCCTCAAATGTGTTGTAGTTGCTAATCAACACCGAACAGCTTTTCATGCCTTATCTTCCTCTATCAGCGGTTCAACATACCGCTCTCCTTTTGCCAGGCTTTTATCTTTGAATGCGACCAGGGCAACGCTCCCCATCCCATAAAGCGGATTTTTTAACCGCGCCTCCATGAACTCTTTATCCCCGCTTTCCTTGCATATCGTCCTATCATATTTGAAAGTGTGAACGTATAGACCAAGCTCCTCCAGGCATGGCAATACAAGCCCGACCTTGAGGGCATGGAATCCACTGTCGGGAGCGGCCTCTGGATGGTGAGGGGGATTAAGGGCCGCCCCCCAACTTATGGCAAATAGGCCATCCTTTTTAAGCACCTCTGCCATCTTAGCCAGGCTCTTATTCCAATATGGGTCATGCTCAAGCATGGACGCCGACACGACCGTATCAACGCTCTCTGGGGCGAAGTGAACCTCATGGGCCAGGCTTACCATGTCCACATCTGGCCCAGGTCGCCAGTCAACGCCGATGTAGGCCGTGCATTTAAAAACATTGCGGATACTGCCGTTTATATTCAGGCTTCCGAACTCCACTACTCGACTGGGCCAGTTGAAATAGCGCGGATATTCCTTACTGAGCCACATCCAGAAAAGCCGATTTTCAAAGTGCATATTATTTTCTTGCTATTTTATTTTGTTCGTGATAAAATAATTTTGATTTGGATATGTTTGCGGATAGCGGAAAGCAGGCAAGCCACTCAAAAGCACGCTCGGTAATAATCGAGAAGTTGATTGGCCGATCGGAAACCCTTGCCGCTTGAAATAAGGGGTCATAGTGTAAGCCCATATCCAAATCATTCTTTATATTCCTCTCTCAATATCGACATGATAATATAATCATGCCAATCGCCATCTCTCCATATCGCCCGTCGGTAACGCCCCTCGACCTCAAAGCCGACATTCTTATAGAGATTCCGGGCGACCATATTATTGTCCAGCACACAGAGCCACAGGCGGTTCATGTTAAGCTGGTCAAAGGCATATTTCATGATGGCCTCAAAGACCATCGTCCCATAGCCTTTCCGCCTTTCTGCGGGTGTAATATCACAGCCAACTCTCATTGAGCGATTCACAAAGTCTATCTCATCAGTCCTTATCATACCCAGGAAATCGCCCTCCTCATTCCCCTCCGACGTCTTAACTCGCTTAACAACCGTGTAATATTGTATTCCGGAATTCCTGCTCATCCTCTCATACCACTCTTCCTGCATTATCGAATTCACGACCTTGACATCGGTCAGGAACATCCAAGTCGAAGGGTCATTCCTCAGCGACCGCAAGCTCTCAAGGTCTTTCTCCTCGACAGCCCGGAAACCTATATCTTTATGCCAAAACATTTAGGCCTTCCTTTCGTACTCCTCAATAGAATTAATGACCCTCATCCTATCCTGAGAGGTCAATCCCCAGTGGACGGGGATGGCACACTGTTTGGCCGTGAACTCCTCTAGGCCCTTTAATGGCTTTTTGGGGGCGAATTGCTTAAAACAGGAATGCTTGTCATTCCGTCCGTGAACACGAGAGGCCTGCACACCACAGCCGGCCATAAAGGATATGAAAGCATCCACGTTATCGGCAAAGACCGTATAGAGCCAGTAGGATGAGACCCGGTCTTTTTCATATTTAAGCGGCTTGATTTTCTTTATCTTTCGTCTCCGCAGTTCATAATCATAGAAAGCCGCATTTTCCCGATGTCGCCTCAATACCCATCCGACCCAATTCAACTGTTCTATTCCTATCGTTGCCTCAACATCATTCATATGCCATTTGTAGCCAGCCTCTTCAATGTCACGCTCGAAATTTGACGCCTTAGAGTCGGCATTCCTATCTATGCCAAACCAGCGGAGTCGCCTGCCCCGCTCATAATCATCTTTGCTCTTACAACAGAGAAGCCCGCCGTCGATAGTCGTCAAATGCTTTATCGCCTGGAACGAGAACATCGTGTAGTCGGATACAGAGCCAATAACCTTATCCTTATATTTAGCCCCGAAAGCATGGGCGGCATCCTCTATGACTTTTAATCCATGATTGCTTGCTATCGCATTTATCTCATCCAGGTCGCAGTTATGGACTAATATACCGTTGGCAAAGAAGTTTTTGGAATTTGTAATAAGATCGTAGACGAAACAGTTACCCTTTACTGTTTCAATTGAGTCTATTTTTACCCATTTAGAGCTTGGATCTTCTGGATAATTCCCTGATCTTCCTGATCTAGTTTTGTTCCGACCGATTGATCTAGATGACGTTTGCAATAAGCCAAAACCATTTCTGCTCGAATTTTTTTGACTATTAAATAAGGGATGATTATTTCTAATAATTTTTCTACTCGAAAATTCTTCCACATTATTGAATAACAAGATTTGAAATTTGGATGGCGATTGCGACATTTTACTTGAGGAGAAAAACCCACTGTTTTCATTATGTAATCTATTAACCTTTTGTCCGTATTCCAAATTGCTACATAAGGAATAAACGTATTGCCACGAGTATATCTTGTCAGGGAAATTGTCCCCTCTCCGTCTATAATTCCTGCAATATATGCTTTCTCTGTCTCGCTCATTTTCTTTAAAGGATGATATTTTCTTGTTATCCGCGCCCGATTTTTCAATTTCAAATTTAGGCGTGTAGCTTTCGATTTTATTTGATTCCAACTGAATTCTTGTAATTGAGTCATTATCTCCCTTGTTGAATTTGCAATGGGATATATCTTTTTCAAAATTAATATTTTTTCTTTTGTCCAGCAATGATATTTCATTTTCGTTTCCAACACTTATGTTATCATAATCACCAACATATGTAAAGTGATTTAAATGCATGTTTTCGGCAAGTAAACCAGCCTCTAACCAACCAAATTCTTTAGTAAAAAATAAATGATTTGGCGTAACAATAATCTCTTTACCATCTGATTTAATTTTTATTAAATTTTCAGTAAAGTATCTTTTTGTTACCCCCTTAACTTTAACCCAAGATGGCAAATTATTGTCTAAACCAAGAACATAATCAGGAATATTATTTATTAATCTTCCTATTTCTTTTATTTCAATATTCGCCCCATTTTTAACTATCACTTTTGTGTTAAAAATCATACAAGGGTAGCCTCCCCAATGTACGCACATGATAGCCTTCGTCTTTTTCTTTACGAGCGGTTCTATGGTCGCAGGGTCGACATTCCCCGTCTCTGGGTTTATGTCAGCCCAGGCAATAGACGCCCCAGCCGTTACGATCGGGGCATTGGTCGCCATGCAGGTCATGGGGGTTGAGATAACCTCGTCTCCTTTGCCTACGCCAGCGAGCTTCAGGGCCAGGTAAAGCCCGGTCGTCCCTGCGTTGAGGGCCAATAGATTCTCATTATTCACCCAGCGGATAAGCCTCTTTTCGAACTCATCAACCATAGCCCCTTGAGCGATATACCCAGAGTGCAGAACCTTCAATAATGGCTCATCCACCGATGCGGGCATATGAACTTTGAAGAGCGGAACGGTTATGGTCATTTCAGATGCTCATCCTTTTTGAGGATCACTTTAATATCCTTGATAATCTCACCCTCGAACATGAAAAGCGCGGGATGAAGATATGGTTGGGCTGCCATCTTTTTCGTGCCGTGCTCAACATATGGGGCATATTTAACATTCGTGCCAACCTTTACCACAAAGCCTTGGACTTCACTCTTGTCCGTTGCTATCGAACTCCTAAGCCTTCCCGTGTCAACCGGACACATCTCCTTCGCCGCAAGTTCTACTTTAAAGCCTCCCCTCACAAGGGCGATACGGATAGCCTCCTTCTTTATGAATTGATAGGCGCGGACATTCTTTATCAACTCTTTCACGCCTTCGACCTTTACGGTAACTTCACCAGCCATTTCTACCACTCCAACCATTGGGGGTGCTCGACCGTCCATCGGACTGTCTTTCTCAGCGATGCCTCGAACGACATGGGGAGTCGCCATCCCATCTCAGCCATTTTCTTACCGTTGAGGGCATATCTCAGGTCATGCCCAGGACGCTTAGAATGGAAGTCGAGCATCTCGTATTTAAGCTTCTTGCCCGCTGTCTCCGCTATGAGCCTTGCCATCTCAAGGTTATCGACCTCTCGCTCGCCTACGATGTTATACTTATCGCCCGCCTCCCCCTTGTCTGCCAAAAAGAGTACCGCTGCCGATGTGTTTCGCGCATGGATATAGAATCGACTGCCAGCATTCTTACCCGATGGATCTGAATGGATAAGGACTTTCTCGCCATCTAGCACTTTCTTTATGCACATGGGGATGAATTTCTCTGGGTGTTGCCTCTCTCCAAAAGCGTTCATACAGTGCGTTATAATAACGGGAACTTCATATGTATTATGATAAGCGACGCACAACTCCTCCGCCCCAGCCTTCGTTGCCGAATAGGGATTCGATGCCCTGTATCTATCCCATTCGTTGTAATAGACACCCTGGGGGGCGGGTCCGAAAACCTCATCGGTCGAGAAATAGAGGAATTTCTTTAACTTCTGCTGTCGCCTTGCAAGGTCAAGCATCCTCATCGTCCCCAGCACGTTCGACACAACAAAGGGTTCTGGGTCAGCGATGCTGTTATCGACATGGCTCTCTGCGGCAAGGTGGAAGATGTAATCGAAACCGCCCGCTTCCTTTTCCACGCCTTCACTTATCGGCTGGCTTATATCGACCGTGAAGTACGACACCCGACGGCTGGAGAGCGCCCCTATCTCCTTCAGCCTCTCAAGCCCGTTAGAGGCATAGCTTAACTTGTCAAAAATGACGACCTCCCAATCTGTATTCTTCATGATATGCTGAGTCAAATGATGACCCAAGAAGCCTGCGCCGCCTGTTATGAGGCACCTAGCCATCATACCCACCAAGCCTTATAATCAAGTGCATCTGCCAAAATAATCATAAATTTGCTAAATCTACTTCCAATTTTTACTCTGTGAATACTAAAATGAAATAACCCTAATGGACAGATATTTATAATTTCTTTTAATGAAATTTTAATTATTGGCATTGCCATTATGCACTTCTCCCATGCTCCACAACCGCCAGTTTCATATACTCATCCTGCTCGCTCCAGTTCTCTACGAGCTTTATCTTGAATGACCTTGAACCCTTGACCACGAGGTCGCCTTCCTGTACTCCGCTTTTATATTCCATGTAAACATAATAGTCTGGATAGACCGCCTCTTTATCATAGGCTATGATCTCAAGTTTCTTGGTCAGCGTCTCAAATCGGCACGGCACATTTGAGTGCAGCGTTGTCAAGGTTGGCGTTCCATACCCTCCCATGCCGTCGGACGCCCCAGGGGTCTCCCTCTTTATTGCGCAGGTCGAATCAAGTAAATTGCGATAGCTCATCAGACCCTCGATTTGAATTGATTGGCCTCCGCCAGAAGCTCTGGAGGCAAGGCGTCCTTTAAATCCCTGAGTGTATAGGCATAGACATTGCCTATTTTCTCAGACGACAACCCCGTATCCTTATCAATCCCGTCATATTTATATTTAACTAACTCTATGCAAATCTGCTCTGCCGATGAGGGGATGCTATCCGAAGCAAAACCGGCCGCATAGCTCACGTAGATGTTCTGGAAGCCCTTATTGAATCCCGATGGAAGATAGATAATCCCCCTGTCATAATCCACGTCATAATCATCTAGCGGCTGGTCAGGCATCTCTAAATATGTGTAGGCATTCAGGGCGAAGCGGTTAAGTTTTTTGAACAGCCGAGCTGAGGGATAGCCGTTATAGAGGCTTGAGATGACCGAAGCCTCCCACCCACTCTCGGCATTGAGGGCGGTTGCCATAGCCTGCATGGTCGCATTGAGCGCAAAGGTTTTCTCCGCTACCGGTGTCCCATCAACATTTAGGGCAACCCCCGTAGTGCTTACGCTGACATAGGCGTTATAGGCCGTGGTCGATGTGTATTTTATTCTGATGATCCCAAGTTCCCCCTGGCTGACCTGGGTTATCGCCGTAACGGGGAAGTTCCGCAAGAAGAGCTTTTCGCCTCCGCCGTCATATCTCTCCAGCGTATAGGTCGTTGCCGGTAGAGTGCGATTCCAGTAGCGAGCCAGAAAATCAGAGGCAGAGTTTATAAGGCGTTCAAATATCGGGTCTTTATCGTCGTCGCTATAATTGATATAATCCTTAAAATTCTCTATCGATGTTAAAGCGTTGCTGTTAAGTTCTGCCATTTCAAGTCTCCCTAAATAATGTCTTGCTGTATCCTGAAGCGGTCAGTCTTCTCATCGTCTATCTCGATAATGACCTCGTATATCTCAGACGAACTCCATTGGAGTTCAATCGCCATATAATAATCACCGACATCTATCCCCGTATCTGTCGGGGTCAGCGTTATTCTCAGGTAGCCCGCCGAGGGGGTGTTGACCTCTATCCCCGCTCCCTTCGTCTTTGCGATCTTTGTTGAGGCATCCGTTTTATTCTTTTTGACCTGGAATTTTATTGATGTGGTCGTTGCCAGATTTGTCAGCAAGGCTCCGTCTTTATCATAAACGGGGATATCCTGTACCGATGCGTTGCCTTGTTTTATGAGCCATTGTTTCATCGTTCTATCCTTTATGGTTTTAATGTCTTATCAAGCACGCCTTTAAAATTCACTATTTTCTCAAGATATGCCTTGAAGCCGAGCTGCTTATCGAGATATGTGTCAAGCTGGATTTCCCGATCGCTGACCTGGCTTTCTACCTCTGCTGTTATGCTTGTATCGCCGGAGGCAGATGAACCCTGAGCAAGGCTCCCCTTGAGGCCCCTTGTCCTGTATGCCAGGCCAGTTATTGAGGACTGTCCTGCAAGCGAGCCGTCTAGTGGTCTTGATTTAAGAGCTTCGCCGGTAATTGAGGATTGACCCGCAAGGCTACCGTCGATC